GTGTCAACGGTTTACACCGTTCGGAACGCAAGGTTTAGGTAATGATAGGTGGAACTCGGACTTGTACATGAAGAGGTTTAACTCCCTGCCCCATACGGGAATACAGGAGAAAGACCTCCAAGTGGAGGACAAGTCTGAGACGTCTGGCTCAGCGAAACAGCATCCAGCGGCGATGTCCCAAGAGGACTTCGTCGCCTTTAACACCAAGATGCTGTCGAGTCAGGCGGAGAACCCGCTTCAGCTCCTTGTCGACGCGGTCGCACTCTTTCTCAAGAGAGACTCCTTTAAGGAGGCGGCCGTGAAGAACCTGCTCCACCTTGTGGGGGCAGGAAAGCTGAAGTCCTGGCTCAAATTCGCATTGGCCCAGCCTATGGCTGAGCTCACCAAGGGGTCCCCTCTCGAATCGGTCTATGAACCGGTCAAGCCACCAAAGGATTTACCAAAGGAGGCTTACCAGACAGAAGAAGGTGGAGTTAAACTCTACTTTCTCGATCTGTTTGGTCTTGAGGGGAAGGAGCGCATGCGTGTGCTCCAGAGGTTGACTGAGAGGCAGAAGGATAAGATAACTCCGTCTCGTCGGGCAATTGCACTATGCTTCAGCGTACTGTCGCTGAAGAATCTTGCACCGCCGCTGACGTTCCCGGAGCTGTCTGCCGCTGTCAAAGAGCATCAAGAGACGCTCACCTCTCAGGTTAATCCAAGGCTTTCGAGTCGACAGAAGGATTCCCTTCGCGAAATTGTCGATGCAGTGATACCGGAGGAGTATGTATTATTCTCCAAGCTGCCAAAAGGCACACTAACGGACAGGGCGGCTCTCTTGGAGGAGAGGGCAAAGGACGTCAGTGTTGATGAGTACAACGGAATTCCGTTTGCTACTCGCCAAAGGCAGCAGGTTCACTTGTCATCGAAACTTCGCTCCGGACATGGGCTTAAAGCCCAGGTTTCCGGACCCCACTTACAAGAATGTGGGAAAAAGGGATTTTCGGGCTACCGTGACTACGGCACGGCCCTATCCTTCGATCACCTCCACTCCATGTCCGATTCGGGCAAGCGTGTTATGCGTGATGAGGGGGAGAAACGTGTTCCGGAAGGTACGGCTGAGAAGCCGCTCCGTACACACGAAACTCTCACTCTCCGCAGAAAGCTCGCTCGGGATGAAGAGGAGGACGAACTTTTAAAACGCTACGTTGAGGAGGCCGCTACGGCGGACAACGAAGCGGAGGTGGTGGCCCTTCTGGAGCCCCTCAAAGTTCGAACGATTAGCATCGACTCAGGTGGTTTGCGGTACCTCGCATCACGGATCCAGAAATTTCTCTGGGGCCGTCTCAAGGATTGTAAGTGCTTTACTTTAACAAAAGGCACCTACGTCCAAGAGGCCGTTGATGGCATGTTCCGAAAGGGACTTGCCTTCGTTTCCGGCGATTACAAGGGTGCTACCGACTCCATTTATTCCAATGTCACTGACTACACGGTTCGGCGGATCTTTAAGAAGATCGCTTTTCCTACAGAGCTCCGAGCACACGCGGACGCCATGGCCAGGTCAGTTACCGAGGTGATTCTTAACTACACTCGGACATTGGATGGAGAAGGCATTAAATATATTTTGGAACTGGAGCGTCGAATGGTGGGCGAGGAGAACGAGCGGGTTTGTTATAACCGCAAGTTCTTCGAACGTCCTCCACCGAACTTCTTTGAAATCTACGAGCTTTTCCGGGAGACCTATTCGGTCGACCCTTGGTTCGAGATCATTGAAGTGCCTAAGGTCAAACAGACCCGAGGCCAGCTCATGGGGAACGTACTGAGCTTCCCAGTTCTTTGTAGAATTAATGCCGCCGCCTACTGCCACGCCTCTCAACTCTACCTAGAGTGGGAGGTCGCAAGCGGAAGGGCACGTGAATACTACGGGGGCCAGGGGATGGCCGAGATGTTGGGTGGTTTATCCACCCCTCTCGCACCATCTTCCCGGTCGGTTGCAGAGCGCAAGAGGGATTGGGCACAGTTTTCCCTTCTCACGCAGTTCTGCGAACCTGTCTTCAACTTGCTTGAGGAAGAGCATATGGATGCGGTCAACTCCTTTCGGGAGCAGGGCCGCATGTATAATAACTCCTTCACAGGCGAGGTGGAGCCCCTGTTTTACAGATGGGTCAACCCGGACTATCGAGGCCCCGCGAACCCGGAAGAGCTCTTTGCTCTCCGAATTCTCGATGCTCAGAAGACGACTTTCCAATTGCGCTTTGTGCGCGACGGGAAGGACGCCTTGTCCAACTTGCCCATCCTCGTGAATGGAGATGATATTCTCTTTCAGGCCACCAGACGGTTCTATCGTGTCTGGTCTCGTGCCATCGCCCTCTATGGGCTAGAGAAATCCGTGGGGAAAAACTACTTCTCTCCACACTTCTTCACGATTAATTCACAGTTGTTCATCAGTGATAGACCAGAGTATTTCAATGAAGAGAAGGTAGGAGAGCTCATTCCCGAAGGAGATGAGTTGTCCCAGCCGGTTCGGATCAACACCATTTGGTGGTCCGGACTCGGCCCAAGCTACCTTCAAAAACGCAAGGATCTTGCGAACTTCACTGGAAAGGCTTCTGCCTTTTACCAGGATACTCGGTCTTTCTTACCACTGGTCCAGAAGGAGTTTTTAGGCTCCATCGTGGACGTGAACCGGAGACCTCTATGGAATAGTCTGTGGCTAAAGGCCAACGACGATTACATAAGGGCCTTTGATATCCCCCGTGGTCATAGATGGGAAGGTAAGTCCGGCAAGACAAAAGTCGATGCCGGTTTCCTCGTTTCTCGTTCCTTACCCGTGGCCCTTGGTGGCCTCGGTCTGGAGCTGAACGAAAAGGAGAAACTTACCGATGCCCAGAAGATCATTGCCTGCCGACTGAATTCGGTCCAAGGCAGGGAGATGTCATTGAAACTCTCTGATTCGCCCCTCATCCAGTCTTTAATGGGATCTATGCAGGATTACTTTCTGCGTAAATACCAGACTGTTGAGGCCAGTGACGATGAGATTGAGTACGATAAGGCCACCGATCGGTATACGTATCTGCCGAGGTCTGGCGTCCGAGACATTAAGTTCGGAATCCAGGTTTATCCTCTGACAGACGCGATCCTCAAGGTTGCCCCAAATGTCTTCCCGTTGTGGCGAACGCCGCCACCCGATGACCTTAAGTTTGACAAGGACCAGTTAATGGGCCTGACAGCTAAGGTCCGGGCTTGGGCGCTAAAGCTCAACAAGGAGACTCGTACTAAATTTGCATCAATCTCTGATGACGACCCGACCCTCCGTCGGATTACCTCGACTTATGTGGTTAAACAAGAACTCTTCCCGAAAAGCACCAATGCTGATCGGAAGGAGCGACACAACCTACTAAGGCCGTCCTGGAGCGAAGAGCTCCACGAACAGCCTCCTGGGGAATGGGATGACCCTGACTGGGATCGAATCGCAGACGCGCTGAAAAGCACACCTGATTTCCGGGAGAACCCGGGATTCGACCCTAGAACATGGGCCACTGACTCGGCTGATCTGGCAACCGAGCTCATGACTGCCCTTTCCTCTGGCTCCGGCTGGGAATTTTTCAATCCCAACTGGCCATTCAGGACCTAGCTGCTAAGCACTATCTAGCAGTTCGGATAACTTGGTTGTATCTAAAGAACCCCTCTAGGCTGGGGCGCAGAT